AGGCGAAGTACCCCCTGATGAACGGGCAGATCGCCGATCCGTCCGCCAAGCCGGCGAAGTCCGCCAAGTCGGAGAAGGCTACCAGCTGATGGCCGGCGTTTCCGCTACGACGGGGAAGACCCTTGCCGGCCGGGATCACCTGGCGCAGTCGATCGGCGACATTCTTTCGACGCCGATCGGCACGCGGGTGATGCGGCGCGACTATGGGTCCGTCTTGCCCGATTTGATCGACCGGCCGATCAATGACGAAACCGTCGTGGATATCTTCGCCGGTATCGCCGAAGCGCTCGACAGATGGGAACCCCGCTTCCGCCTGGCGCGGGTGGTCACCGTCCAGGCGCAGGCCGGGCGTCTGATCGTCGATCTGGAAGGCGACTATCTGCCGGCCGGCGACACGGTCATGCTTGAGGGGATCGTGATCCAATGACGCGCTTCTCCTACATCGATCTTTCCAAGCTTGATCCGCCCGACGTCGTCGAAACGCTATCCTTCGAAGCGATCCTTCAGGAGATGCGCGACGATTTGGCGGTGCGGGATCCGGACCTGGCGGAGACGCTGTTGGAGAGCGACCCCGGATCGAAGATATTGGAGGCTGCGGCTTTTCGTGAAGTCCTGGTAAGGCAGCGTGTGAACGAAGGAGCCCGCGCAGTGATGCTGGCTTTCGCCGCTGCCGCGGATCTCGATCAGATCGGCGCCCGTTATGCGGTCGAGCGCCTGGTGCTCGATCCCGGCGACCCGGACGCGATACCGCCCGTGGCACCAACCCTCGAATCCGACGATGCCTTCCGCGCGCGCGTGCAATTGGCGCCCGAGGCCCTGACGACAGCCGGCAGCGAAGGCAGTTATGTGTTCAACACACTCTCGGCAGGCGACACGCCGAGCGCGGTTTCGGTCGCGTCGCCGGAGCCCGGAAAGATCGTCGTAACCTACGAGTTCGACCCGGACAGTTTCAGTGTCCAGGTTAAGGATGCGTCGGTCGTTTCCCCGGCACCCGGCGAAGTCGTGGTTACCGTTCTTTCGCGTGAGGGCGATGGGACGGCGAGCCCGGAAATCCTCGCCGCGGTTTCGGCGCATCTGACCGGGAAGTATGTCCGCCCGCTGACCGATATTCTGACCGTCCAGGGTGCGACGATCCTGAATTACGCAGTCGACGCGACCCTGCATCTGTATGATGGTCCCGACGCCGCGGTGGTGCTGGCCGAAGCTACCGCCGCCTTCGAAGCCTATCGCGAAGCCCGCCATGCACTTGGCGAGGAGATCACCGAGTCCGGCATTCATCGCGCCCTTCAGGTGAGCGGCGTCCGGAAGGTTGTGCTCAATGGCTGGGTCGACGTGACCGCCGGGATGGATGAAGCGCCCTTCAACACCGGTTTAACCTTGGCGGTGGCGGCGTGATGACCGATACGCTTCTGCCCCCGAACGCAACAAAGGCCGAAACCGCAATCGAACTCGCGGCCGCGCGGATCGGCGACGTGCCCGTGCCGGTCAAGGCGGTTTGGGATCCGGCGACCTGTCCGGAAAACGCGCTGCCCTTCCTGGCCTGGGCCTTCAGCGTCGATCGGTGGGATGTGACCTGGCCGCTGGCGGTGAAGCGTCAGGTTGTTGCCGCGGCGATCCAGGTTCATCGCGTGAAAGGCACGATTGGCGCGATCGAGGATGCGCTGGCCGCGCTGGACCTGGATGCTTTCGTCACGGAATGGCCGGACTTCGGCGGCGACCCGTATACGTTCCGCGTCGGTGTCGATCTGCAGACGCGCGGCCTGACCGATGCCGAATACGATGCGATCGAGGCGGTCATCCTTGCGGCCAAGAATGTCCGCTCGCATCTGGACAGCTTGACCGTTTACCTGACGAACCGCAGCCGAGTGCCCGCCGTGGCCATGACCACAGGCACCGGCGAGATCACCGAAATCTTTCCGCACATTGTCGATGAGATCGAAGTCGGATCCACGACGCCGATGTTCGCCGCGGCGATGCAGGAAGCGGAAACGACCATTGTTTATCCGGTAGGAGCGTAACCTATGCCCAACTACTACACGCTACTGACGACGATCGGCGCCGCCCAGTTGGTCAATGCACAGGCGTTGAGCGTACCGCTGAACTTGACCGAGATCGCCGCCGGCGATGGGCTTGCCGGCGCGGTCTACGACCCGATCGAAAGCCAGGCGGCGCTGAAGAACGAAGTGTGGCGCGGCGCGATCAATACCATCTATCAGCACGCCGACAACGCGAACTGGCTGGTGATAGAAGGGATCATCCCGACCGCGGTTGGCGGATGGTTCATCCGCGAGGTCGGGGTCTTCGACGAAAACGGCAACATGTTCGCGATCGCCAAGGTGCCGGAAACATACAAACCGTTGTTGGCCGAAGGGTCGACGCGCGACATGTTCCTGCGGGTGATCCTGGAAGTGTCCAATGCCGATCAGATCACCCTGCAGATCGACCCCGGTGTTGTGTTGGCCAGCCAGGCCTGGGTGCTGCAGGCGATCCAGAACAACGTTCCCGTCGCAACTGAAACCGTACAGGGCAAGGTGGAGCTGGCGACCGTCGCCGAGGCATTGGCCGGATCAGACACGGGCCGTGCGGTAACGCCGGCGGGCCTGTCTGCGGTAGAGGCAAAAATCCTGGCGGACCAGCGCAAGAAGGACTTGCTGCAGGATCTGCTCGCCGCCATGCAGGAAGGCGCCCCTGGCCTGGTGCTCAATGCGGCGCCGGACCCGCTGGTCGATCTGTCCCGTGTGGATACGGTTGCAAGCGCCAACTATGTGCATATCCCGGCGGGCTCTTATCTGCACAATCCGCCCGAAGTGACGACGGATCTGGCGACCAGTATCGCAGATTGGAACGGTCAGACCGGCAACTTCACGCTCAATCCCGATGGATCGATCGACGGCGCTGCGCTTGGGGACAACGTATTCCGGGCCATGCGTCGGAATGAAACCTTCACCGGGGACTTCTCAATTGAATGGCAGTGGTCAACCGGCGACGGTCTTGGCGAGGCAGTCGGGCTGTACGATGCGACGGGTGATGCGTCTTTTAGCGGCACGGGTCACACTGGGAGCATCTTCTGGACATCGGTCAATCCGGGTGTTCTTGGTTGGGCAATCATGCGAGACCTGGGCGGCGGGAACGACTACGTTCTATATGCTCCGGACGGCGGCGCGGTTACTCAAACCCAGGGCCTGATCGGCAACATTGAAGACGCGGTGCTTCGGCTCACCCGCGTCGGCGATACCGTTAAGTTCTACATCGACGATGTAGAAACTTACACATTTCCCATCACGTTTGCCGGCGATGTCCGGCTGCTTATCGCCGGGACGAACAACACAGCTTCGGCTTGGGATTATCTCGACCTGATCACACCGGCCGCGGCTGGCGACTGCGAGGTGATCTGGCTGGCGACGGAGGCGTTTGCCATTCCTGTGACAGGCTACTTGCTGGCCATCGTCGAGCCGGTAGACGCGGTTGTTTATGGCGTCGATGTCCTGGTCGACATGTCAATCGACGACGGCGGCACCTGGGATGCCGGCATCGTCGAAAAAATCGGCGAGACCGATGATGGCTATGACGTGATTTTCGCGGAAGCGGCCTTCTCGATCGGTGGCGACCAGACGGTCCGTGCCCGGCTTCGCTTCATCAACGACAAACACGTCAAACTGCACGGCATCGTGCCGGACGCGGAGTAATTGATCATGCAAAGACGAACCCGTCTCCTCGACCGCATGCGCCAGGTGCAAGGCGCTACCGCGACGGCCGCCATGCCGGTCGCCGAGCGCAAGGCCTTGGCGAAGGAAGATCTCGCGGTGCTTTCCGAGATGGCCCGGCAACAGTTCATGACGCCGGGCGATACCAAGTCGGCCGTCTACCGACAGAAGAAGGAAGAGGCGGAAGCCTACCTGGCCGCCGGCGCGCCGATCCCGGAGGACTATCCTTTCCTGAAGGCGCGGGCAGAACTGCTCGATCCTGTCACTCCGGACTATGCGGCCGTCGCGGCGGAGTGGAAAGCGCGGGCCGACGCCTGGTTGATTGCCGGCCCGGCGATCGAGACGGTCTACGACAACGCGATCCTGCTGATCGACGGGGCCGCCACCGTCGCTGAAATTGAAACCATTCTGGCCGGCATTGTCTGGCCGGCCCCGGCATAAGGAGGTTCAACCATGCCCGAACAATATCTCCATGGAGTTGAAGTGGTCGAGATCGCTGACGGTCTCCGCCCCATCCAAACGGTCAAGTCCGCGGTCATCGGCTTGATCGGAACAGCCCCGGACGCGGACGCGGCCGAGTTTCCGCTCAACACACCGGTCCTGGTCACGGGCGCTCGCCGGAAGGCCGCGCTGCTGGATACGACTGGCAACGGGCTCGGCACCCTGAAGGACGCGATCGACGGGATTTTCGACCAGGCCGGCGCGGCCGTCGTCGTTGTCCGTGTAGAGGAAGGCGTCGACATCGATGCGACCTTGGCGAACGTGGTCGGGGATTCGGCGACCTATACCGGCGTACACGCCTTCATCGCGGCCGAGGCCGAGGTGAAGGTGACCCCGCGCATCCTGATTGCGCCGGGCTTCACGTCGCAGCGACCCTTGGCGGCGGCCAACCCCGTGGTGGCCGAACTGCTGGGTATCGCCAGCCGGCTGCGCGCGGTCATCGTGGCGGACGGACCGAACACGACCGATGCGGACGCCATCACCTATCGCGAGGACTGGGGCAGCGATCGGGTCTATGTCGTGGATCCGCACGCGCTGGTGTTCGATACGATCGCGGCCGCGCCTGTCGCCAAGCCGTCATCCGCCCGTGTCGCCGGCATGATTGCCCGAATGGACAACGATCGCGGCTTCTGGTGGTCGCCGTCCAACCAGATCATGAACGGGATTGTGGGCATCGCGCGGCCGATCGACTTCAATCTTTCCGATCCGAACTCGATCGCCAACTACCTCAACGAAAATGAGGTGGCGACGATCGTGCACAAGGACGGCTACCGGCTTTGGGGCAACCGGACGACGACGGCGGATCCGCTTTGGGCCTTCCTGCCCGTGCGGCGCACCGCGGACGTGATCTACGACAGCATCGAGCGGGCGTTCCTGTGGGCGATGGACCGGCCGTTCTCGGCGCAGCTGATCCTGGACATCGAGGACAGCGTGAATGCCTATCTCCGCACGTTGACTTCGCTTGGCGCGATCCTGGGGGGCAAGGCCTGGATGGATCCGGAGCTGAATACCGAAGCGACGCTGAAAGCCGGCAAGCTCTACATGAACTTCGATATCGAGCCGCCGGCGCCGATGGAGCACCTGATCTTCCAGGCGCGGCGGAACGGTACCTATTACGAGACGCTGGTCGAAGAGGTTCTGAACGCGGCCTGACCGGCGAACTGACCGGCGGCCGGCGAGCTGAAA